TTGCTTACTACCTATATCAGGTTGGTATGTTAACATTCTCAACTTCTGCATTATCTACTGGAACAGGTATTCAGTGGGGTGGTGGTGGAGTTGGCATCAGTGACAGAGCAGTTGGCGAATTTGCTGGTTGCACAGTTGTTGTTGATTCTGCTGTTAACACAGTTGCACCATCTAGTTCTTCTGGTCATCAGATAGAGTTCTTCTGCTATTTGACAACATCAGGAACAATTCTTGAAGGACAGCAACAGGCATTAAGAATTGAAGCTGAAAGAAACATTCTTTCTAAGCAGGACGTTCTTTCTGTTGACTATCACACTGCGTATCACGTTATGGGTACTAAGTGGAATGATGCTGCTGACAATCCTACTAATGCAAACTTAGCGACAGCTAACAAGTGGGCTATCACATACGATGCTGACTTAATTCCATTAGTACAGTTAACAGTTAACTCTCCTCTTGATACATCAACTTATTAATATTATTATTAAGTTGCTTGGAACAAACCTCATCAATTATTGGTGGGGTTTTTTCTTTACGCTACAATAAAACTAAAATTAATTATTAATCGTGGCAGCTACTATAACAGCAACATTATCAAGTGCTACTGCAAATAGCTATGTCACTTTGGCAGAAGCTAATGATTACTTTGAGACTGTACCAGATTCAAGTACTTGGACAAATAAAACAGATGATCAGAAAAATAGATCTTTAATTGCAGCTACAAGATGGATTGATACTTTAAGTTACTATGGATCAAGATGTGATAGTGGACAGGCACTAAAGTTTCCAAGGAATAATTATACGATTGATAATGTAGAACTTACCTGTACAACAATTCCAAATAACATCAAATATGCACAATATGAATTAGCTAGAGCTTTGGCTAATGAAACAGATGCCATGACAGGTAATACAGGAACAGATGGCAACTTGTCTGAAGTTAAGTTAGGAGATATACAGGTAAAATATAATACGACAACTCAGGGTGTTGGTACTGTTAATAATGTTATGGACAAATATCCGTGGTTACAAAGTTATTTAGGTGCGTATATGTTAGGTGGATCTGGTACTTATCAAACTAGAGTGGTGAGAGGATAATGGCAGGACAGTTAGATTCATTATTAAAAAAGGTCGCAAAACAGGTTGTATCTGATTTAGGTAGTTCTTTAGATACAACTATCAGTTATACAAAAAAAGGAATTTCACAATACAATATTGAAACTGGAGAGGAGATAAGTATAGATACTACTTTTTCTGATATAAAAGCACCAGTTGAATTTGTACAATCAACAGAAGATGATGGTAGAGAAAGAAGAGAAGCGAAAGTATATATTACACCTAATTTAATAGGAGATAATCAACCTAGTTTTGAAGATGAGATTACAATAACTTATGAAGGATCTACAAGAGTTACACAAATAGTTAATATTGATACGAGGCAGGGTGGACAAACATACCTGTTTACTATCTTGGTGAGGTTCTGATGGTTTCAACAAGAAATATAAATAAAATTATTCCAGATTTAGAAGATAATTTAGAAAGGGATTTAAATAAGCTAGTGACAGCAATAATAGCTGATTTATCTACAGAGGAAAACAGTCCAGTAGATACAGGTTTCTTTGCTTCCAGTTGGACTGCTGGAACTCAAAGGCCAAGACCTGATGAAGCTAGAGAATCAGTTGCTCCGTGGAGCAATATTAAACCAACAAGAAGAGGTGCTAGATCACCTCAAGCAAAAATAGAACCTAGATTTATAAATTCAATACCTCAATTTAAACCTTTTTCTAAAGTATTTATTGGCAATAGATCTCAATATGCAGCCAGAGCTTTGGCTTCTCCAAGGAGTAAAATACCTCAATATGTGCAAGGTGATTTAAGAAATCTAATAAATCAAATATTTACAGATAAACCAAAACTAGGTATTGCTGCATTTGGTACTGGTGTTAGAGGCAAATCTAAAAATGTTAGGTTCACAGGTGGTGGTATTGGTGCGTTTAGTGATCCTAGTTCTGTATTTGTTGATTACGAAACCCCATGACTTTAGTAAACACAAGAGCAGCTTTTGAAAAGGCAGTGACAGATGCAGTAGCAGATGTAGATCCTACTGTTGAAATGGTTTATGACAATATGATCTATAAAACACCAGGAAAAAATAAAAAGTATGTCGTCATGTCAGTAGATTTTGCACAGGCTACAACTCAAACTCAAGGTACTTCAAAGGATTTTTATTCTGGTGTTATTCAATGTAATGTTTATTGTCCTAGAGGTAGAGGCACTGCATCACTATCATCCATTAGTGAAGCTGTTATAGATGGTCTTACCTCTGTTAATGCTAGTGATTATACTGATACGTTTAGTTGTTCTCCAAGAGTATTAGATGTTGTTGGTCCTGCTCCTATTGAATTAGATGATTCTGCACACTTTTTAGGCTTAATATCTTGCCAATTTACGGCAAATGCCTAGTATACTAATATCAGTTATATATTAAAATGACACGAGCCGTAGACCTTCTCAAAAACAAGTTTGGAGTTTCACAACTTTACAAGCATAATGTAAAGCAAGATGATGAAATTATCCTTACTGTTTACTGGCACCCTCTAACTATTGCGGAAAGAGAAGCAATACAGAAAAAATCAAACTCTGATGATGTTAATGACTATGCGTTGCAGATGATGATAGAAAAATCATTAGACAAAGATGGTGCAAGGTTATTTCAAGATGGAGATAAAGCTTCATTAAGAAGAGAAGTTGAAGCATCTGTCCTTGAACAGATACAGTTGGCGATGATTAATGCTGGTGCTGACAAGGGGGTTGAAGAGGCTAAAGCCGATTTAAAAAGCTAATAAAGATTGGAAGTTTTTATTTTCATTAGCAAAGATGTTACATAAAACTGTAGCTGAATTATGTAATACTTTGACTATTGAAGAGATGATAAGTTGGGCTGCTTATGGTGAATTGGAACATGAAGAATATGAAAAACAACGAGAACAAGCACAACGAAGTAATGCTTTAAGAGGTAAAAGAAGGTAAGATAGAAGAAATGTTTTAATTCTGATAGCAAGTGGCTAATTATAATGTAGATATTGCTGTTGGTATAAAAAATGCACAAGCATTAAAAAAGTTTAATAAAGAAGTAAAACAAACATCTTTAATTGTTGATGGTTTAAATCAAGGTATAAGAAAAGCCACAAATGCTTATGAAAAATCATTAAATACTTTAAATCAATCATTAAATAAAACAAAAATCAATATAAATAAAGCAGCAGTAGGTACTGATGCTTTTAAGAAATCAGCATTAGATTTAGTTAGGGCAGAAAGATCTTTAAATAAAGAATTACAAATAAAAAATATATTATTAGAAAAAATAAGAAAGAATCAGTTAGCAGATGGTCCTATACAATCTTCAAGTAGTAATCGTGTTAGAAGAAATGTTGCTGAAAGTCGTAGATCAAGAATTAGCTCTAAATTTAAAACTTTAGATACACCAACACCCTCAATAGATTTAAGAAATAGGGTTAGAGAAAACTTACGTCAAAGTAGAATTAGTAGATTTGGTTCTGGATTCCGTGATTTTAGTCAAAATCCTGATCCAATTACATCTTCTTTAATTCCTGGTCAAAGTTTATTTGGTCAAAGTGTAAATATCGAGTCCAAATTGCAGCAAGCTTTAGCAAAGCAAACAGCAAATAAAAAAAGGGCTGAAGAAGAAGTTGCAAAAATCAGAGAAACTGCACTAAAAAAAATAGAAACAAGAGAAAAAAAATTAATTCTTCTTAGAAAAAAATCTTTAAAACAAGAAATACAAGATCGAAGAAGATTAAATAGATTAAATCAAACCAATGTTGCTGGTCGTGCTAGTGGTTTTAAAGCATTTAGTCAAAGAGCAGATGAAATAACTGCTCAATCCAACAGACCTGGGTTAGGTCAAATAATTGGTAGTCAATTTGCTCAAGGTGGAATGTTTGCAGCCACTAGGAGTCAAAGGATTAAGGGATCTATAAGCAATGCTCTTATTGGCGGTGGTTTTCCATTGCTATTTGGTCAAGGTGCTTTAGGTGCTGCTGGCGGTGGTATTGGTGGTGCAGTTGGTGGAGCATTAGGAGGCCCATTTGGATTTGGTCTGTCTATAGCTGGTACTGCAATAGCTCAAAGAATACAAGAAGGTAGAGATTTTCAAAAGCAAGTAGATCAATTAAATAAATCAATAAGACTTACTGGAGGAGAGTCAGAATTTTCTGTTGCTAGTATTAAAAAGTTAGGAAAAGAATTAGGTCTTACAAAACAAGAAGCATTAAAAGCTGCTCAGTCATTTGAAGCTTTTGGTGCTGCTGCTAGAATTAATTTAATTAAAACTTTTGGTGATGAAGCCACATTTAATACTTTAAAAAATCTTAGAAAGACAGTTGATGTATTAAATAATATTGATTTTATTGAAAAGAAAATTGGTAAAAGAAGAGCAGATCAAGTTGTTGATATAGTTTTAGCAGCAGGTGGTTTAGAAGCACAAAAATTCATTCTTGAAGAAATGTTCAAGTTACAAATGGAAGAGGCAAAAAAAGGAAATTTAAAAGGTATGAATAAATTTAGAGCAACATTATCTTCTATGGGACAGTTATTATTAGGAGCTGGAGGAAAGAAAAATGTTTTTATTGCTGGATTACAGCAAGACATAATTGACCAAACTGCTAGTGCTCAAGCTGCTGCAATGAGAAATTTAAATGAAGAGAGAAGAAGGCTTGAAGCTAGGGATTTAGTTAGAAAAATATCAGAACCTAAAGAAGAGTTAAAAGAATTAATGGACCCATTAAACCAATTAATATCATTATCTAGGTCACTAGGAGATTCTTTCTCCGAATCATTTAGAGGAATAGTTAGCGGTTCTATGACAGCACAAGAAGCATTAAGAAACTTATTTATGCGTACAGCAGATCATTTTCTTGATATGGCAGCACAAATGATTGCAAAACAAATACAAATGCAAATATTAGGCATCGGATTAAAGTTTTTTACAAGTGGTCTTGCTCCATCAAGAGGTGCTAATAGAGGTGGCACAGATTTACTTGGAAGAGATTTTGATGATCCTTCTTTTGGCATGCCAAGAGGTCAAAGTGTAGAAAACTTTGCAAATGGCGGTAGGCCACCAGTAGGAAGAGCTTCAATAGTAGGAGAACGTGGACCAGAGCTATTTGTACCTGATAGAGCAGGAACTATTATTCCTAATAATGCAATGGGTGGTGCTATGAATGTAATCGTAAATGTAGATGCCTCTGGTTCTTCTGTTGAAGGTGATGAACAAGGTGGTAGAGAACTTGGTCGTGTTATTTCAGCAGCAGTACAATCTGAATTAATACAACAGAAAAGACCTGGAGGTTTACTTGCATAATGGCTACCTTTCCTTCTATTGCTCCTAAATATGGACAACAAAAACGATCTAAACCTTTAACACGCACGGTTCGCTTTGCCGATGGGTTTGAACACAGAATTTTATTTGGATTAGCAGAACATCAAAATCCAAAAATATTTAATTTAACTTTTGAAGTATCAGAGTCAGATGCAGATACAATAGAAACTTTTCTTGATGCAAGAGCAAATGATAGTGCCAGCTTTACTTTTACACCGCCTGGAGAAGCAAGTTCTTCTCAGTTTGTCTGCGAAGCATGGAGTAAATCAATACCATATTTAAACAGAGCTACAATA